AATTTCAATCCTGCGTTGTAATGCCTTTTTCATACTGGCTTCAATTTTACCCGCTCTTGTTTCCATACCTGTTAGGCGGTATCTAATGGCGATCCCGCTAGAAACCCCGCCGACAAAACTTTCACTACTGAAATCGGGACATTGTGCGATACGGTATATTGCTTCGTGGATCCGCTTTAAGATGTTCTCAATCTGTGTATCATTGGCGTTCTTTGTAAGCCAATCAGCCGTAGCCCCATCAGGAAGAAGCAATACCCTATTTTCCTTCATTGCGGTTATATCGTCCGTTTCCGCATCTACTCCAACTAGGGTTAAGTAAGCATCACAAAACGCCGTGAAGTCATCAATTTCAGCACTAACTAACTCGTTATAGGCATCTTGTAGCCCTAGCACACAATCAAAAATGCTTTTTTCGTCCGCAAGAGTGAAGATATTAGCAGGGCATTGGTTGAAGTAATGCGGTTCTTCATCAATGAAGGTTAATAAGCCATTGAAGCCATTCATTGTATAATGCTTCACAGAAGAAGCCCCATAAACATCTACCTTGTGTAAATCTGTGTTGTCCCATTCATCAGCCCTATAAAAACGAACAAAATACATCAAATCTCCTGTCAAACTATCGTCATATACGCCGAAGCAGGAAGCAGGATTGATTAACTTAAATCGTGTTTGTCCTTCTGCGTCTAGGAACATCAATTCGCAAGCAATGCCATATACAAGAGCATCAAGCAGAAAATCGGCATCCTGTGTTTGGTAATCGTTATACCGCAAGATATCCATAATATCTTCTATGTTCTGTTCGCTACTGTATGAAATATAGGAAGGTGTAGCAATATAACCGCAATAACTATCTGAAATGTTTTTCGCGAAGTTAATAACCGTCCTGCTACAAGGCTTCGTAGGATCTGCGTATTGCTTTTTTAGAATGTCCTGTAAGCCATCATAGTAGTTCTTATATTTCTTCAATCTAGGTTTTAATTCTGTATGGTGCTTCTCAATCATCTTATGGAGAAGATCCGTTGTTAGTTCGGCATCTTTATTTAAGTAAAACATTGTTATACTTCACCATCCAAAATTAAATCGTCATTATCACCTTTTGGAATGTAGGTAATGTTATGTATTGCTTCAAGAGCGAGTAAGCGAGTAATAATATTATTGATTGTTTTAGTTGCTGGCTTTAAGTTGGAAACCGTAATTTCCCCATTGTTTGTGGTAAATGCGTTCTGCCCCTCTACTGTGTAAATATCAGTAATTGGATATTGTTCGTTTAGTGTTGTGCCGTCTGTATAGAATACTTCTAAGTCCTTTAAATACTCTTCGGGATGTTCTAGATCAATATTATTATCATAGATAATTACTGAAACATTGCGTTTTCTAATTGTTCCGCTACTACCTAATACGGTTGTTTCTACTAATCCTTTGTTATTGGAATGTAATTTATATGTATTGATATCTAATCCATCCATTAACTGAATATATCTAACACCGTTTGACGCTGTTCCAAGTCCGTTTAGATATTCCGTAATTATTTGTCCGTCTTTCATATAATATTGACTGTTTCTAACTCTTAAATTAGTTGCGGTTAGTGTTCCAGTAGTCCAATCAAAAGAGCCATCATAAACATATTGATTTAATACTGTTTCTGCTACCTGTTCACCATTATTAAAGATTTTAAGGTTTTTCCTTCCTACATTTCCGCTTAAATCGGAAACAACAGAAACAGGCACAACCGCCGAACATTCAAAATCAGTTGATTTGATAACTGGATATCCTGCGATATTTTCCCCTTGTTCCAATGCGGTAATACGTTCCTCTAAATCCTCATAACGTAATACTTCGGTTTCGGTATATACATAATCTTCGGGTTTAGTTCTTGCCCTTACCTTGAATAGTTGTTCTCCAATAGTGCTATCACCGCAGACGGCATAAACCTTGATATCATTTGCCGTTTGTAGAAGAATGTTAGGAACATTTACAAGCCCTTCATTGATAGCACATACCAAAGAACAATCTGCCGTGCCATTACAGAAATGGACTTCGTTAATTTCTTCATTCTCTACCATAAGCATTTGGTTTAAATCCCATTGCCAAAAGTGTTCCTTATTTCCCTTAATAGAAAACAATTATCACACCCCCAATATTTTTTTATCTAATGATTTAAGTTTTGTATTTGTGTAAATATCGCTATACGCATATCTACAAGCATCTATGCTATGTGAATAAGTATGATCCGTTTCTTCGGTGTAAAGTCCTGTTTGTTTACTCTTGATATAACAAAAGTTCTCTAATTCCATAATGAAATTAACGCAAGAAGGATGAACGATTATTTGATGATTTTGTAGAAACATAATACCCATTTTCACACTATCCTTACCCTTGGCACATCCAACAGCATTTATGCCCTTACTCTTGAAGTATTGAATGCTTCGCGGTTCCGCACTATCTACACTTATTTTTGTCTTGTTTAAGTTCATATCAAATACGGCGGTTGCTATATCGTCTAATTGGCAACCGCTCTTGTAAAACTCATTGAATACATAAATGATATGGTTTTCTTTATCGTATAGAGTATCAATTATTGCGGTTGGATCAATATAACCTATGTCTAGTCCTGCTCTGTGTTCTAATCCAGCAGAAGCAAGAGCCATAGCGTCAAACGCTTCTTTCTTCCAGTTGGTTAATACCAAACCTTCTACATCAATTCCCCATTCGCCCCTACCATAAACCCTGTATTTAGCAGGATTTCGGGTTTCCATTTCATCAAGAGCAGAAACATATTCAGCATTTAAGAATGGGTTATCTTTATATGTGCTATGAATGAAGATACTGTTTTCGGGCGGTTCTTCTACCGTGAAATTGTATAGATATGATTGTTTGCTAATCGGGTTCCACGACATTATGATTTGCTGGTTTTCTGCCGTTCCACGCATACGCAAGTTAAGTTGTTCTACTTTGCTTTTCTCTACCTCATAGGCTTCTTCAACCCATATTGTAGAAATGTTTTGTAGGCTTAATAGTTTTTCTTCTGTATCAAGCCCTATCATTATCACTTCTGCCCCATTAGGAAACCTTATGCGGAAATCACTTTCATTGATTTTTACATATGGTGTTAAATGCCATTTTGTTAGCACTTCTTTAAATAGAGCAAAACAAGAGTTGCGAAGCGTAGAAGCATAACGCCGACACACAAGAACCTTTATTGGTTCCCGACAACAACGCATAATGATACGCTGACAGATAGTATAGGATTTTCCACTTCCAGCAGATCCACACCAAAACTCCCACCTATGCGAATAATCAAACAAGAGGGGGAAAAACTTCGGTATGAATTGATTGCGGTTTAGGTTAAGTTTAATCATCTATGTTTATCTCTATATCTGTGCTAACCTGTGCTTCTATGCGTTGTGCTGGGGCATATCCCATACTATCAAGAATGTATTTTGACGCTTTGTAATCTCCGTCTAATGCTAGTTTCCGCATAGTATGTATTGCTATTTCTTCGCTACTTTCCCACTTTTCACGCAATCTTCGTTTATATTCTTCTTTAAATTCGGGCTTGTTTTTCCATTCGCGAACGGTATTTCGGTTGATCCCTACTATTTGGGCTACTTTCTCATTGCTAATTGCTGGGTTAGCCAATAAGGCTTCCAACAACGCATATTCCTTCTGTTTTAAAGCCATATTGGCTTCACCTCACTATAAAACGGCAAAAGGACAGAACGAATTAACGCCCTGTCCCCTTGCTTGATGGTATTAAGTTGTATAAGACTGTTAGGATTGCCTCACAGCCTATTGTATTATTTAATTGTGATATTTGTTTGTGGTTTTATTGTCAGTTTGCTAACCAAATGAAGAACCATAATGTTAGTAAAGAACATAAATAGAACATCATTTAAGCCACCTCTAAACAATAATAAGATTGACATTGTTTAATGTCATCAATAGGAATAATAAATCCCCTTGTGTCAATACTGCTTACATAACGGTATTTCCCGCTCTAAACTAAATTAAGTAAATCATCGTGATGGATTATGTGTGCCTTGCCGTGATCTTGTTGTAGGAAGCAAAAGTAAATGGCTTGTGAGTAATAGAGCCAACCCTTATACTTACGATTTACATTATTATAATTGGTTTCTTCTACAAAGATGTTCCCTGTTTCATTGCTTCTTATATCGTTTTTTACTTCTAGTGTTGTAGTAGATCCGTTTTTAGTAATAATGAAATCAATATCATCAATCTGATATTTTAGTTCGCACGAAACATCCTTCACGCTATGTCCTCTTGCGGTTAATGCTTCGGCAACTAGCCTTTCGCCCTTGCGTCCTCGCTCTAAATCCATTTGAAAATTAGCCATAATTATTTCTCCTTGTCTCCGTTATATTTTCAGAAGGGATCCGCTACGGAGACAATAGCATTAGAGAAGTTAATTACTCTTCCTTCGTCCCTTCACTATTAAGTAAGGAATAGGGATAGCCGTTTAATCATTTTTTCCCAAGAATTATAAAATTTTTTCAATGTTTTTTTTCTCTTCTCGCTTGCGTAGCCTTTGAAGATAAGAATAAGGATACCGCTGGAATATCATTTCATCCGTTAGCCTACATCTTTTCACGCCGTGATGTTTGGCGTTGTGTTTTACTTCATTAAAGGAAGGAATAACTTATTTACTTATTCAGTATAGAAGTAAGAACTAGGGATATACTTTACATCTATTTTTTCTGCTTCATCACATTTTTTTACATAAGCCGTATAAGTTATACTACTAAATGAGCGTTAGCGAATTTAGTAGTATAACGCCAGCCGTCCGCAGGACATAGCCCTTGGTTTCCTCTCTGTTATATATAAAAGTATCTAGAATATGTTTTTCCTGTTTCGTCCAAAAATTTTCATAATCTATTGAATAATTGAAATTTTTATGCTAGGATATCTTACCCGATATTATGAAAGGTGGTTCTCTCTATGGCTATTGATCTTACCAACCAAGAAAAGATCCGTAAATTGAAGCGAGATGATCTTATTGCCGACGCAGTAGAACGCAAGGATAAAACCGCTCTCCGCTGGCTGGAAGATGAATTCTTTAAGCAAGTTCCTGTTAAAGACAAGGACGGCAAAGATACTGACGCTATGAAGCCTAAGCCCCTTATTACTATCCGTTCTGAATACCTCGTTAAGTTCCTCGGCTATAAGCCTACTGATAACTATTCCAAGGTAGCAAGAGAAAAGAAGAAGGCAGAGCGTGAGAAAGCCCTTCGTAATGCCTTTGAGGAAGCCTTCCGCAAGATTAACCAGTAAAGGCGGTTTATATTATGTCTAATGAAGAACGCATTGAATTTACCCAAGTAGAACGGGAAATGATTAAACTGGAACGCAATATCCCTAATGCTACTGATGTAGAGTTTAACCGTGAAGCCCGCTTTTTTATCATTGATGTGTTTATCAAAATTCTTGAAAATAGCAAAAGGTATTGGCAAACTGTCCCCGCTGGTGAATTTGATATTCTAAACATCGTTGATACTAATTTCCTTATTGAGACGGTTAGAAGTAGTTTCGGTGATGAATTTTTCAATGAAATGAACCGTCTAATTGACGAGCATAGCACCGCTCTGTTGGAGAAGTTCTCCGAAGAAGAAGTTGAAAACTGGTTTGAAGATTTTGAAGATGAAGATTAACCCCTTTGCCGTCCTTATGACGGCATTCCTCGCGGGTATGGTGGAACGGCATACACAGAGCACTTAAAATGCTCCGCTTTACGCTTGCGGGTTCAAATCCCGCTACCCGCACCATATTAAAAAAGAGCCGTTTTAAACGGCTCTTTTCGTTATTCTACAATGTCATAGAGAGCAAAGTCTTTATAACGCTCTTTAACTAGGTTTTTAAGCCGTTTGAGGGCTTCTTCTTCATCTCTTGCGGAGATCCCTATATAAACATCAAAGGGCTTATCTTCGCTGTTTTCGGGCTTTTCATACATACCATACATAAAGAACTTCATACGCCTTACTCCTTTACGCTAATACGCTTTCTGCCTGTCTTGTGCTTTACTGTGTTAATTAGGCTATGTTCTTCAATTTCGGCTTCATCAGGGACGCCGTATGTATCAGCATAGCGTTTAACCATCTTCAAGGATTTATGCCCTAACTGGTTTTGAAGGTTGAATATATCCCCGCCAGTTTTGAAGTAATTAGAAGCGTAAGTATGCCTTAATAGGTGGATACTTGTTTTCTTTAATCCCCTTTTCTTGTTATAGACATAGATAGCATTAGCACAAGCGTTCGCACTCCATTCCTCGCCGTATTGATTACAGAATAAGAAATCTTCGTCATCTGCTTCACTACGGTAATACTTAATGTATTCTCGCAATATTTTGATAATTGCGGATACAAGTTTTATTCGCTTGGGTTCTCTGTTCTTTTGAATATTGATAATCACGCTTCTATCTTCTAATTCTAGATCCTTCATTTTGATACCAACAACCGATCCAACACGGCAACCAGTTGCTGAAACAAAGTTAATAACCACCCAGCATTTATACTCAATGAAATTATGATAATCAGGTTTCCGCATCATAATTTGTAGTTCTTCATTGGTATATATAGCCTTAATTGGTGCTGGTATATCCTTAATGGTTATCTTCTTATGTGGCAACCACTTATTTTCCTCACAATAGCGATAAAAGGCTTTATAGGCTCTCATATTGCTAATGATAGTTTGTTCCTTTTGCCCCATATTTGCTAGATACTTTCTATATTCCATATCAAAGTAATCATAGTTCATAGTAGCAATAGGAGTATGCTTTCCTAGTTCATATTCTATATCTAATACAGGCGTTTCTGTATCGGCTTCTTTAATTGCTCTAATATAGGTTTCTTTTGTGCTGAATTGCCTACCACAAAACGCCATAAGTTCTTTTAATCTACCCTTATAGTATCTTATGGTTTTTTCTGTGTTTCCTTTGCCCTCTTGATAACCCATAAACTGTTTATAGGCTTCTATCATTGGAGTGAAAGAGTTATAGACAGATTTTCGGCTTGCTTCAACTTCAAACCTGTTTTGTCTTTCTTGATACTCTTTGTCTGCCAACTTGGCTTCTGCCATATGATCCGCCAATTCCAAGGCATCTTCTTCTGTGATAGAGGGCATTATCAGATTTGTTTTAACGATGGGAAACTCCTTGGCTTTCATCTTGTTTGGAATTCTTGCCATTTAATAGACACCTCCCCAATGCGGATTTTATCACACAATGAAGATTTTTTCAACTTCTTTTGGTGCGGATTTCTTTTATTCACTCTTTGTATATACATCTTGTTTTGTATAAATAGAAATTCCCAGCCCTTGAATTATAAGGACTGGGATTTATTGGCTGTATAATTATACGCATATTTTACGGTTCTGTTAAATAGGGATTTTAAGTCCGCATAGAAATATAGCATTCAGCAAACCGTTGTGCCATAAGGATTATACATCTTTATGAAGCCACTTTCAAGAGCCTTTTGGTGGAGATTTTTAATTTTTTATTACAATGCGGATTTCATATTACTGATAGAAGCCTTTCAATTCGTCTAGTTCTAGGCTTGCTATGTCCTCATCTTTGCTATAAACATTCTTCCAACCGTTAATAACTGCCGTCCGCACTAGTTCTATCTGCTTTTGCGTGTCTAGTCCTGCTAGATCCCTTACCCGCTCTATTAAATGCTCTAAACCTTTTCTAGTAAGTGGAGCATTTAACCTTGCTCTATTGTCTAGGAAATCACAAAATAGATTTCTTAATTGGCTATCTGCTACCCTATCCAAAATGTCTATATAGTTATTTATATCATACATTATTTTATATTCATTAGTATTTGAATGTTTAGTATTTAATTGTGGCGGGTTTTCCGCATTCTGTTTCCCCTCGTTCCCTTTTGCCGATGTAGGATAAACCGCAATAGGAAAATCCTGTTGCGGTTCTTCGTAAATGTGATATTCTATCCCGCTAAATTGCCCCTTCTCATTTGTCAATTTAACACGATATAGATACCCAAATCTTTCTAATTCGGTTAAGGCACTCATTACACTATCTTTTC